AATTTATGGAGAAATTTTTGCTGGTTCTCTAGTAGTATCAGCAGGAATTGATACAGTACAGATAAAAGGTACAGCGTAAATGGGAATTGTTAATCGCTCTGAAGATGATGTAGTAGTTGATTCCTCGCTACCTTCTAATGCCTTATCGAGTAAACAATTTGCGACTATTGTTGATGTTCTTAGTGAAGGTGAAATAGAAGGCTTTCCATCAGCAGCAGCATTTACAAAAGGCACAGCTAACTACAATACAGCAGCATTAAAAGATGTATTTTTAGGAAAAACTCCAGTTTTAAGAGCTAGTGCCGATCCAACAAATACTCAACCCACAGATTTTAATTTTCAAGATGTAGAGTTTGAACCTAGATTTGGTACTAATAATCAAACATTTATATCTGGTATTTCTAATATCGAATCTGAGACTAATGTTGGAGTAAAAGTAGAAAACGGAACACCAGTTTCAAGACAGATAACAAACTCTAGTATTAATGCAATTAGAGCAACTATAAGATTTAATTCACTGCAAAGTTTTGCAGATAATGGAGATGTTAATGGTACATCTGTAAATCTTAAAATAAAAATTATTCAAAATAACGGAACAACTACAACACCTATAGATGACACTGTTACAGGAAGAAGTTCATCTGCTTATAACAGAGATTATAGAATTGATTTACCTACTGGATTAGTTTTTCCAATAACAATAAGTGTTGAAAGAGTTACTGCTGACGCTGCTGACGCTACAAAATTAAGAAATGAATTTTTCTTTCAGTCTTTTACTGAAATTATTGATGAACAAAGACCATATCCTGACATTGCTCATGCAGCATTAAGATTCGATTCTGAACAGTTTTCATCTGTCCCAAGAAGAATGTATAAAGTTCGTGGGGTAAAAATAAAAATACCTCATAACGGAACTGTAGATACAACAACTGGAAGAATAACTTATACGGGAAACTTTAATGGAACGCTTACCACAACTAAAGTTTGGTGCTCAGATCCAGCTTGGATACTATTTGATCTTTTAACAAATGTCAGATATGGACTAGGGGATCATATTACTGAAGCTCAACTTGATAAATATGCTTTTTATAGTGCTTCTGTTTATTGTTCCACCTTGGTAGATGACGGAGCAGGAGGACAAGAACCTAGATTTAGCTGCAATACTATTTTACAAGCAAGGCAAGATGCTTATGAAGTTGTAAATAGTTTAACTTCTGTTATGAGATCAATCAGTTATTGGAACGCAGGATCTCTTACAATCTCGCAAGATAGACCAACCGATCCAAGTTACTTGTTTAATTTATCTAATGTAACATCAGCAGGATTTGGGTACTCTGGTACAAGTCTTAAAACAAGAGCAACAGTCGTTTCGGTTTCATATTTTGATATGGAAAATCAAGAATTAGACTTTGAAACTGTAGAAGATGTAGCAGCAAAAAATAAATATGGTGTATTACATAAAAAAATTACTGGGTTTGGTTGTAGTTCAAGAGGTCAGGCAAGAAGATTGGGCAAATTTTTATTATTTGAAGAGCAAAATTCTACTGAAACAATCAATTTTACTACTGGCATTTCAGAAGGTGTAGTTGTCAGACCAGGGCAAGTTATCGAAGTTAGCGATCCAGTTAGGGCAGGATTAAGAAGAGGAGGAAGAATAAAATCAGCAACAACTACAACTGTAACTGTAGATAATACGGATGATACAGATTTAGATGCTTCAAACAATCCAACGCTTAGTGTTGTTTTACCTGATGGATCAGTAGAAACTAAAAATGTTAGTGGGATTGTTGGTGCTGTTATTACAGTATCTTCTGCCTTTTCTTCTGCTCCTAATGCAAATAGTGTTTGGATCTTACAAAATACAACCTTGCAAACTACTCAATGGAGAGTTGTAAGCGTAACTGAGGATAAAGATAATTATGCGATTATTGGAACGGCTTATAACTCAGCAAAATTTGCATTTATTGAAGATGGTTCTACTCTGCCAACAAGAAATGTAACTGTATTAAATGAAATAAAAAATGCTCCTGCTATTGATAGTGCGGAACAATTCTTCTATGTAGAAAATCAAAAAGCAAAAGTAAAAATTATTCTTGACTATGAAGCTGTGCCAGGTGTTAGCCAGTATAGAGTTCAATATAGAAAAGACAATGGAAACTTTGTAACCACTACTGTTACTGGAACTGATTTTACAATATTTGATGCAAGTGAAGGTGAGTATGAATTTAGAGTATTTAGTTTAAATGCAGCATTAGAAGCATCAGCAGAACCATCTACTTTAACAAAAGATTTTGCAGGAAAAACTGCAATTCCAGCAGATATGACAGGGCTTACTGCTGAACCAATAAATAATAAATTAATTCGTTTGAAATGGAACAGATCAGCAGATATTGACGTTACGCATGGAGGTCTTGTTTATATTAGACATGATAGTTCTGGAACAGATGGTACAGGTACTTTTGAAAATGCTGTAGATTTGATAGAAGCTGCTCCAGGTAACTCAACCGAGGCAATAGTTCCTGCTATCACTGGAGAGTATATTCTTAAATTTCAAGATGATGGTGGCAGATTTAGTGCAGGAGAAGCGAGTGTTGTTGTAAATATTCCAGAAGTCAGTGATGAATTACTTATTCAGACTAGAAGAGAAGATTTAGATAATCCTAAATTCCAAGGTGCAAAAGTTAATACAGCTTTTGATGCGACAACAAATTCTCTAAATTTAACTGGTGCAGGACAGTTTGATGACATCGGTGTAAGTATTGCAGGAACATTTGATGACGTTGATTCATTAGATGACATAGGCGGAATATCTCCATCAGGTACTTATGACTTTGCATCTACTTTAGATTTAGGTGCAGTATTCAGTTTAGACTTAATTAGACATTTTAAAACAGAAGGTTTCTTCCCATCAGATTTATTTGATGCAAGACCGCAAGGATTTCCAACAACAGGTACTTTTGATGGAACAGAAGCTAACGATGTAGATGCTCAATTATTTGTACGCACCACACAAGATGATCCTTCTGGTTCTCCTACATATACAGCGTTTCAAAACTTTACAAGTGGTACGTTTAAAGCAAGAGGTTTTCAATTCAGAACAGTTCTTACCAGTAATGATCCAGCACAGGATATTAGAGTGTTTGAATTAGGCTATACAGCAAGACTAGAAAGAAGAACTGAGCAAAGATCAAATATCACTCAAAATGCAGGAGCTACAGCATACACATTTGATTCTCCATTTTTCACTGGTACATCAGCATTATTAGGTGCTAACAGTAACTTACCTTCAATAAATGTAACTGCACAAAATTTAGCCTCTGGTGATTATTTTGAGATTACTAATGTATCTAGCACTGGTTTTACGATTGATTTTAAAAATAGTTCTAATGCTTCGATTGGTAAGAATTTTTCTTATACGGCTGTTGGTTTCGGAAAAGGATAGTATAATAAAATCAATGTTGCTTTTCTAAATGGCTAGAGTCGATAACACAGGTGGGGCAGGCTATGTAATTGACAATGGAACGGGAGCCGCCGTAAGAACAAAATTAAATCAAATTAGTGCTGCTATTAACTCTTTAAATAGTGGTTCTGGCGATCCATCGATAAATTCAGCTTTTCAACCACATATTGATACAGGAAGTTCATTATTTAAGATAAGAAACGCAGCTAATAACGCATATGTAACTATAGGAAATATCAGTTTAGATAATTTAGGTCATGTTGTAGCAGCGAGTCCTACGATGACAGGTGATGTTACGATGTCATCTACTGGATTTCTAAAAGTTCCCGTTGGTAATAATGCACAGCAACCTGGTCAATCTGGAGCACCTTCAGCAGCAGCAGGACAATTCAGATATAACTCTGACACAGGACAATTTGAAGGTTATACAACGTCTTGGGGTGCTATTGGAGGAGGTGCTGGAGCTACTGGGGGCGGTACAGATGAGGTGTTCTTGGAGACAGGCCAAACTATTACAACTACTTATTCTTTAACGGCTGGTAAAAATGCGATTACAGTATCGCCTACAATAAATAATAATGTCGAAGTAACTGTGCCAAATGGGGCAACTCTTGTTATTCTTTAATTATGAGCTTAGAACTATCAGGAACAACACCAGCGATAAAAGGAGTAGCTGGGTCTGTGTCTGCACCAGCTATTACAGGTGATGATGCTGACACAGGAATAAGTTTTCCTTCTGCTAATACGATTAAGTTTTCAACTAATGGTGTTGAAAGAATGTCGATTACAGATAGCGGTATTACTGGTATAAGTGGTGGTAAAGTTTTAAATTCAAATGAAGGGCTTAAAAAAGACTCATTCAGTACACAGTCGACAAGTTTTATAGATATTCCTGATTTGACTGTAACAATGACACCAGCTTCTGCATCAAGTAAGTTTTTTGTAACTTATCATGTTGCTTTTTCTCCAAGAGATTATAATTACTCAGGTGCTCTTAGATGTGTAAAAGTAGTTGGTAGTACAACAACAGATGATATTTATGTAGGAAATGCGGCAAGTAACAGAGTTAGATGTTCTAATTTTAGTTTTAGTGAAAATACAGCAAATTCCCATGGTGCTTTGCAAGTTCAATCTGGTTCGTTTATTCATAGTCCAAACGAAACAAATGCAGTTACTTTTAAAATGCAATGTCGTTTATTAGGCACATATGGTTATGCAAATGATGTTTTTGTTAACAGAACAAACACTTGGAATGATAATAATGCTTTTGGTTCTCCTGTTTCATCAATAACAGTTTTGGAGCTTTCATCATAATGTTAGATCACGAAGCCATAAGAAAAGCATATCCTGACGCTATAACTATTAATGATGGCACAGGTGCATTTAAGGCAGATGGAAGTCAAATAACTCTTGAGCAAAGTAAAATAGATGCTGCACGAACCACATTAAATGCTGAATATGCCGCCCTTGAGTATTCAAGAAATAGAAAAGCAGAGTATCCAAGTATTGAAGATCAACTTGATACGATTTATCATAGTGGTGTAGCTGGTTGGAAAGCTACTATCAAAGCTATCAAAGACAAATATCCTAAACCATGAGCAAAATATCACTCAAAC